TTTCATGATCCTTAGCATACTGATCATCTCTTTCTTTTTTAGAAGGAGGTAACGGTTTTGTTGTTTTTTTAATACTTTCTAATTCTGTCATTATTACTCCTTAGTTTTCTTTATACGTTTTATAGGGGCACAAGGCCCCTATAATTTAGTTATTCACTGCAAAAGATTTACCAGCGACCCAATATATTATATCAGCAGCGGCACCTGCAGGACCTGCAGCTCCACCAACTAAGGTAATACCTGTGATAGCAGTATTTCTTGTAGCATCCGCTAAGATATCAACACCGGCAGTCAATGCAAATCCAGTATCTTCTCCCATAGGAACTATCTGAGCAGGACTAAATGGAACTGCAGTAGAAGCAGGATATGCTTCGTTATTAGCAGCACCAAATACGTTCCATACGCCGAAGGTTGAAGTATCAATATCCAATTGGATATTGTTAGCAACACCACCGTTAGTAGGTTCGTTACCAGCTCGAGCTACGTTTATTGCAATAATAGTAGCTTGTACCCCATCAAGCGCTGCATAGTTTTCCCACACAGCTGGACCTCCAGGGAATACAAGACGCACTTTTTGACCAACCGTAAATCCATGCGTAACCGACATGTATACTTTAGGGTTAACAGAATTTTCAACCCAAGTAATATATCTCTTGCGTGGATAGAACATTGCATCAAATGGAATCAATCTCCAGAACCCTGCAGTTGAAGCTGTTGAGTTCGTGAGGTTTATATTACCAATAGTAAAGGTACCACCACCTGCAGCAGTTACCGTGAAATCAATACCAGCTATTTGTGGCTGGTTATCAAGATCTTCAAAGCGAACTATGCTTCCAACACCAGGTAATGCAACCGCAGTTGTTACCACAGGAGGGTTAGCAGCTGTTATAGCTGTCAAAGCATTCGCAATACTAGGAGTTACTATTGAAGAATCTACTAACACAAATCCTGCACCCGCAGCAAATTGTCCTACGGTAATAGGATCACTAGCAACAGCTCCAAGCTTGGTCCAGAAAAGACCAAGCTGTCCTGTCGTAGCCATGCCTCGTTGCCAATAGAATTCATAGGCTAAATCTGCAGCACCTTGTGCAAGAGCAGTGGTATTATAGACCCGTATCCAATCTACACCCTGTCTTAAATTCAATGTTACATCTGCACCAGTCGATACGAAACGACCTTGTTCTATTATAGTATCATACGCCATTGTCGTCTCCTTACGCTCTTGTTACACGAAGGTTAATTACCCACGCATCGTTAAGAATTCGAGGAACTTCGGCAAATTTATACCCAACAGATGCATTAAGTGCTAATGGACTATCATATATAGGAGGTCTATAGATAAATTGAGCACTATAAGCATCTTGTTCTATGCATGCATATGCTTCCATACCTACACAGAATATATTGTATACAGTATTACCAAGTGCAGACCCATTAGGAGTAATTGATCCTATAGATGAAACCAAGAATCGTAGGTTACCAATAGAACCCCACTCAGAACGTAATGCATTCATAGGAGATGGATAGTTATTCTTATGAATAAATCCAGCAACTGCATCTAAATCACCAGTTAAGTTACTAGAAGCTAAGGCAAAATAAGCATCACGAACCAATCTGTTACTTTTATGACCCTACGAAGCCTTAGCCAAGTAGGGCGGGGACTTTCTCTACTTATCCCTCACTGTGTTTCCACAATGTTCAGAGCACCGCATCTCACATTTCTGTGAGTCTTCTCGCTTGCTACGTTCAGGCTGATTAGGATAACAACGAAAACATCTAACATAACCAATCTTTTTTCCCTTATAAAACCTCGTATTAGGATGACATAAAGGTATAATTTCTGTCTTATCCATAGCTGCTTTCTTTAAAAGATCTATTATTTTATCTTTTTCATTTGCCATAATCTTGCCCCTTGTTGCCGGTTAACTAAAAGTCACTACGGTTTCCAAGTCTATCAGAGAAGATTTAACGCGCCCATTCAGTTTAGGCGCAGTACCAAAACGGTCTTCACCCTCAATGTTATCAAGTACGGTGTACGCATTATTATTTAAGAGTACACGCACTACTTCATCAACATCAGTACGAGTAATTTCGGTAGGATTATCACCATTCACCCCACCAACAGCATTAATCGCTGCTGCGGTAGCCGCTAACATATTTCTAGTTAGCTCGTCCTCGGTTTGTCTGCATTCTGTTACTTTTATGACCTATCACTAGGCGGGGAGTTTTGTTATTCCTCCCTCCTAATCTTTCGATTAGGGTCGGACTATCGCATAGTTGAGCATATTACTCAACTCTAAACCGCTTAGTCTCTGCGGGTCTTGACTAATTTTCTGTTTGCCTGTAGTTTTATATATATGAATAAAATATTTTCTTATACCGCTGGCTATATTGATGGTGATGGTTGTTTTTATCTTGGAAAAACTATTCAAAAACCAAAAATGATAACAGTTTATGAATACTCTATACAGGCTGTATCGGTAAAAAAACCTGTACTTGATCATTTTGTTGATATTTTTGGTGGATGTATTAGAAAAAAACCAGAAAAAATAAATCATCGAAGCGCTTATTGCTGGACTATAAAAACAGAAAAATCTGTTAAATGCGCCCAACAAATTATTAAGTACTTGGTTGATAAAAAACAACAATGCGAAATATATATTCAATATACTAAAACTATCAGTAGTAACAATTTCAAAACAGTTAAAACTTCTATAATTATGGAAAGAGAAAATCTTATTTCTGAAATTAGAAAGGAAAAGCATATGACAAATTTTGTCACCAAAGAAAAAATAGAATCTCTTAAAGAAAAAAAATTCACAGTCACCATTGAAGATCCATTTGATTATGCCTATTTTGCTGGATTGATGGATTCTGAAGGATGTTTTAGAATAAAACATTGGAAACCAAAAAATAGACCTAATGATGTTTATAACATCACTGTAGAAATTGGGAATACACGATTTCCTATTCTTGAATGGCTTGTGCATAGATTCGGAGGAAGTGTTTGTTTTATTCAAGGAAAAAATAAAAAAAGAGATTCTGCTACTTGGACTTTGTCTGCCGCTGCCTTGTATGAAATCCTTCCTAGAATAAGACCTTATCTTATTACAAAACAAGAAGTTTGCGATAAATTGATTGAATTTCAAAAAACAATTCTTCCAAATGGCGGAGATCGTCATTCCGAACTTTTCCGCGCTCTTTTTGAAAAGAGACGAGAAGTTAGAGAAAGAATCATTAAAGAAGTTCAAGAATTTAATCGTACTGGTTCTCATTAATCAAGTTCCCTCTGGTTGCCTTAGGCTATCGCCTTTAGGTGTTCCATGGTATTCAGGTTTAGTTTAACGTCCCCCAGTATATTAAGGGACACGCCGAGCCTTTCAGCAGCCTGATTTAAAGCTGGATCTTGATTTTGCAAAGTAACCTGCTCGTTCAATTGTATGTATTGACCATAAAAAGATATGGTCGCATCAATATCGACCGCTGTCAGGGTTACACTCGGCGGGGTGACGCCAGAATTTCCCAAAGGCACTAATGCCGTTGGTAATGGATTATACCTTCTCATGCGCAGTATTCTACCACCGTTTCTAGGCATAGTTTTACGTTCAGCCGGGATCTTATGGATCATATTAGGAACCGGAACTGAAAGTAATTTATAACTGAAACTTTGTTGAACTGGCGCAGGAAGGATACTTGTAGTTGTAATCGGCATACAACATCCTTACGCTATATATTTTAAAAAAAACACACGGTAAGTTGGCGAAGCTTTGTTCACGCCTATTTGAATGTGCGTTGACGAGACGCTAGATCGCGTCAGAATAGATTGTGGTGACGAATCACAATTCACGTCATTTTATATATACCAAACCGTCTACAAGTTGTCGACAGTTTGTCGACAACATAGATGAAATTTTTTATCCTATTTTTCTTCTAAAATATTTACTTCCCACTTAATAATCGAATAAGCTTTCCATTTTTCAATAAAAATTGGAAGAATAGGAAGAAAATATGATGTTGGAAAGCAATTTCTAGGACTAGTACCATATTCACATAAATTGACATTACAAAGAATTTCTCGGAACATGTCTGAACCAAGATCATCTCTCTCATGAATGCCATTTTTAAGTTCAGTTAACACTTCAATAGCGCATATATCAAAGCTGTCACAATATGTTCCATAAAGGCTAGGAAACATTATCCATGGATCAAATGTTTCTTGTGAAAAATCATCACAATCTTTTGGTAAAGGAAGATCCAGAAGTCTCTGTAATTTTTCAGCTGCTTCTTTGTTTATATCTATTTCCATATCCTTTATCATAGAGATTTACTTACTCCAATTACAGAATCATATAATTGGTTATTTAAATATCTATTAACAAGCATAGTATCTGCAAGATACATATGCACGGTATTATTATCTTTATGCTCTATATCAACTACAGAAAAATCATCTTTTTTCATATGTAAAATAAAATTTTCACAATAGTTTTCAGGAGAGCCCCATTTGGTGGTAAATTCTTTTTCTTCTACAGAAGAGCTTGCGCTATAGAGGAAAATAAAAAATATTATTATAAGCTTAATCATACTTACTCCTAGTTAGAAAGTCTCTTTTTAGCTTCTTGCATCTCTTTTAACAATTGGGACCTTAACTCATCAGTCAATCCACCTGCAAAAGAATTTGCTTTAGACAAAGGAGTATCTCCCTGTTGTGGAGATATTGAAGATAAAGGACGAGGCTTTTTACTGTTTTCTTGCATACGAGCACGCTCTAATAATGTTTCATCAGAAGTTGATAACCCTAATTTCTTTACTAATGTATAGACTGAAGACGCCTTAGAATACACATCAGGATTAGAGTTTAAGGATTGTGCTAAATCAGGATATTGTTCACGTAGTGCTGCTATACTTGATTCATTAACAACTCTATCAAAATCAGGATATTGAGCCTTTAAACGAGCTTCAGATGAATACTGATACGATTGTTGTTTATATGAATTGAGATCTTCTTTTACTTTATTGAGTTCTCGTTGTACATGTTTCCATTCAACAAGATCATCAGGACCAAGATTATTAATTTCTTCGGGAGTCTGTTTTTTCTGTTCTTCAAGACTCTTTAAGCTACGGTAATACTCATCACGTTCTTTTTGCAGAAGTTCATTTTGTCGACGTAAGTTTCTAAAATTTTCTTGTTGCTGAGATTGTTGCTGCGCTTGTGCTGCTTGTTGTACTTCACCAACTTGATCTTCTTGTGGTAATTCCTCTTGTACAACTTCTTGATTTTCTTGTTCTGCTAATTGTTCTTGTATAATTTCTTCCATATCATCCCTTTTTTAATATACTGTCGACAATGTGTCGGCATTTTAATTCATGTATCAATTACTACAGAATTATCGACTTCATTATTAAACTTTTTTGCGAGTTTGTACAACGATCCATCATTAAAATCAATTATATTTTGCAATAATTCTGTTTCTTCAAAAACAACTTTGTCTTTATTTTCTAAAAATATAAAACATGTTTCACGATCAGGAATACACCATAAAAACTCTAATTCTTCAATAGCAGACTTATATCTAAAAACAGACTGATCATAGTCTGGAGTAGGACAACTATTCCTGGCAAAGAAATAATTCCTCATCACATTCTGCATTAATGGTTCTTTTTTAGTGATAACAATGATATAAAAGTCACCTTTATGGAGATGCTTATTATGTTCAACACATTCTACTAAGCTATCAATATATTTCTTCTGCATCTCCCTTTGTAATTCTATAGGGTCACGAGTATCAAACTCTTTTTGCAAAAGTTCTTGCGATAATGCGCCAATAGTCTTTCGAGTGGTCATAGAATCACCTATCTAGGAACAATCTTTCTTAAACCTATTAGATCCACATTCTCGTTTATTAACATAAAATATTTCATGTGTTTTCTTGTTATACACTGTTCTGTATTTATCATCAAATGAAACGTAGGTAGTATAATTTTTGTTATCTTCCAATTTATGAAAATAGGGCTTACTTACATCTTCATAATTGTTTATCGTTTCCTGAGGAGTATCCATAGCATATATTCCACTGGTAATAAAAATAAAAAAATACACGACTGGACTCTATAATTAGGACGAGAAAACCTGTGCTCAATAAAACATTCTAAACACAGATCGTTTTTTTTTCATTACTTCTTATTCCTCTTCTTTTTTTTCATCCTTTTCAGAAGTTCTTTATCTTCCTTTTTCTCATAATCAAAACCTTTGATATCACCTTCAAGATGTTCTTTTATTTTTTTAATCATGTTTGATTTTTTAGAACGTACCATTACTATCCCTTATATAAAGAAAAGGCGTAGTTGTATACGCCTTTTAATACTTCATTATCGAATCATACGCGTTGAATCATAGTTCAATCTACGCCACAAATCGATTTCCTTCTCAGATCTTTTAACTTTAACGCTATTTTCTGGTTTTCCAATAATGGAGTTTACTATTTTCTGCATCTTTTTTTGACGCGGAAATGATGGCATCAATTTCTCCTCCACGGTCTACCAGGAAAATAGGTAACTCGAGTAAACTGAGGAACATTCTGTATCTCAGTTCGATCATTACCAATTAATTGGCTATCTAAGCGTTCTAATCTACGACGCGGGTCTCCTGCTTGGAAATACGCATTACGTAAATCATACACTCTGACCGTAGTGGTACCATTCTTGATTAATCCGTCTTCCATTAGTATTTCTCCGGGAAATTACCTTTTTTCTGATGTTTCATATCATCACGTACTTGAACATCAATACCAACAAGAGTATCGGGTACTCTATCATTTTGATAAGGAGTTTCCGGGTAATAGCGTAACACAACACCCTGCGGTAAATTTGCCATTGCAGCATGATCTTCTTTAATCATCATAGAAGAATCATATTCCATACGATCTCTCATTGCAGGACCTGCATAGAGCTCTCTTTCAGAATATTTCTGTAGCTTGCCATTGCCATTTTGATAGTAACGTTTAGCCATTGTACACCTCGTAGAAACTGTCCATCCTTCGCATAAAGCTAGGGAGAACAAGGTTATTAATATAATACCTCTAACTACATCACGCTCGCGCTAGGCGTAGTTACTCTTTCAGGTACACCTTGTGTACCTTGTTTACTTTGTAATCCTTGTAAGGTATTAGCAATATTGCTTACATTTTCACCATTACCAGCAGAAGCCATAATCTGCTCTTGTGAAACCAATCGAGCCAATGTAATTAATCGTTCAAGATTTGAAATATCTATACCTTCTAATTCTTTAATAGCTTTTACAAAATCTAATACTGCAGCATAATGATCTTTTTCCGCTTCAGCTCGACGCTCAACCGCTAATGCTTGATTTTCCTGGATACGACTTACTCGCTCCATACCAAGCCCTTGGTCTGCAATTGCACGTGATCGTGCAAGTTCAGTACGTGCCTGTTGTTCAGCAAGAGCAGCTTCAGCCGCAGCTTGAGCTTGTTGTGCAGCTTGTTCTTGTGCTTTACGTACCGCCTCTACAAGTTCAGTT